TCTGGTTCGTAACTGTGTTAACATGTTCGGTAGCTTAAACATTGGCTTAGTGGCAACTAATCATACCTATGCTAGCCAAGACATGTTTGACCCAGACGACAAGATCTCAGGTGGTCAAGGCTTTATCTATGCAAGTTCGATTGTTGTTGCTATGCGTAAATTGAAACTTAAAGAAGACGAAGATGGTAACAAGGTCAGTGAAGTCAAAGGTATCCGTGCTGCATGTAAGATCATGAAGACACGATATGCAAAACCATTTGAAAGTGTACAGGTCAAGATTCCTTACGAGCAAGGTATGAATCCCTACAGCGGTCTAGTAGATATGTTCGAAGGCAAAGGGTTGTTGGCCAAGGAAGGTAATAGTCTTAAGTATACTTTGTCAGACGGCACAGTTATTAAACAATTTAGAAAGGCATGGGAACGTAACGAAGACGGTAGTCTGGATCGTGTAATGGCAGATTTTGCTGCTAACCCGCATCAAGTAGTTAATAATCATGATATTGTAGATGCAGATGCATGATAGTTATTGTTCGCAAAAATTTTGGTGGCTTACAGTAGAACCAGAACGAAGGCAACTATTATCTTGTTGTGCAGCATATCCTCATAAAATTGATTTAGTGTGGTTACAAAATAATAAAGGAAACTTGTTTAATCTTCCGACTCTACAACAAGAACGTAAAGATATGTTGGATGGCATATTTGTGTCAAGTTGTGAAAAAACCTGCTGGGAAGCCGAGAGACAAGGAAAAATAAGCAGAAGATTATTAATGGGTTCTAATAATAGAACTCATACCAATATCACAGCCGTGCCTGAAACTGTGCATGTTAATTTAGGCAGTGATTGTAATTTAACCTGTGTGTATTGTACAAAACAATACAGTACTTCTTGGCTTAAAGACATATATGAAAACGGCGCTTACCTGGATGAAGAAAGATATAAAATAAGTAATAACGATAAAATACTTTTAAATTTAAAACAGAAAAAAATAAATCAAACTGATGTATATAATTTGATTATAGATGAAATATCGAGCTATACTGATTGTAAAGAAGTTTGTATATCCGGTGGCGAACCGTTTTTACACAATAGCTTAGTAGAGTTGGTAAAAAAATTCAAACAAAAAGTCAAAATATACACAGGGCTCGGAGTAAGTACCAACAGATTAGAAAGAATGCTATCAGACCTTCCTAGTAATATAGAATTTGCAGTAAGTGCAGAAAATATACATCAACACTATGAGTTTGCAAGATACAATAATAGTTTTAAGAAATTTGAGCAAAATTTAGATTTGCTAACAAAAAATCATTCAGTAGTTTTTAGTAGTACAATGTCAAATTTGACTATTTTTAATTTTTCCGAATTTGAGAACTATTACAAGGATTATACAATTGAACTAGGATTTTGTAATGAGCCTGATTATCTTTCAGTGAATGTTATGGATCAGCACAGTAAAGAAATGCTTAAAGCTACAACTTTTAACACCAACGACAAAAGTATAAAACACATGCTAGATCAAGAACACACAATTGAGCAAAAAAATAATTTAGTTATTTTTCTTAAAGAGTTTGTAAGGAGACGTAATTTGGACTTGAAAATTTTTCCTACAAACTTTATAAACTGGTTAAATACACCGCAATAACATACTAAGGATTAATAAATGAGTATTGATGTAGAAATTTTAATTGAAACTTACACTATTCTGAAAGAGTATATTCCCGCCAAAGAGCGTCAAGCTGCTTCGGACAATTTAATGAGCGTACTTGCAGATACGTTAAGCGAGAAAGAACTCAAAGAGTTTGGATCAACCGATGGATACACAAAACGCAGTCTTGAAGAATATATTAGCGACGACGAAGATTACGAAGATTACGAAGACTAATGTGGTACAATAAAATTGTTGCCGACCTTGGTCAGATTCCGGCCTTTATTGATTATTATGAAGGCGAACTTGCACAGGCGAAAACAGAAACATACATACGAGGTAATGTTGAAAAGTCCGCTGCGAATCTACCGGGTATTACAGAGCACAGATTTAACCAGCTTCAGGAGATTGAAGCTGTACTTAACTATCTTAATATACAACTTCGTAAGATTAGACGAAAGCATTTTCAAAAGTACCTGGAAGCTTATGCCCGAGCTCTTACAAGTCGCGACGCGGAGAAATATACAGATGGTGAAGACGAAGTCATTGACTTTGAAACTATCATTAACGAAGTTGCTCTTCTTAGAAACAAATGGCTTGGAGTTATGAAAGGTCTAGAAAGCAAAAACTTCATGCTAGGTCATGTGGTCCGGCTCAGAACAGCAGGTATGGAAGATATTGTGGTGTAATGGATTACAAAGAGTACGCAAATAACATTTTACGAGATTGGGCATTGTGTTCTAATGCTCGTCCTAAGAATAATGCTATTGATATACAGATTGAAAAAGATACTTGCGGAAGATGGGCAGTCAATTTGATTCATCATTTAAATTGGGGTTCAGAATCTGAATTGGCCGAAGCTTGTTATCAGCTTGAGTCAAGATTGAAACCATTAAAAGAAAAAATAATTATTGAGGTATTACATAATGGAACTATTTAAAAATGCAGACAGCAGCCATCAACACAGCTTAGAAACTCTAAAAGTTTTATACGGATATGATAGTTTTTTAGATAGTTTAGAGTTTATTGCAGACTTTGGATGTGGACAGGGTTTAGACACTCAATGGTGGGCAACTTTGGAAACTAGAGATGAACCGCCTGAACCTAGAAACTACAAAGTTTATGCAGTTGATAAAAACATTGACCAATTTGATCAAAGTATAGGAAATTTGCCTAATGTGCATACTTTTGATTATGATTTAGATAATGAATATTTTGTGCTTCCTAGACCTGTTGATTTGGTATGGTGCCATGATGCTTTTCAATATCTAATTAATCCAGTGAATGCTTTGAAAACATGGAATAATTCAATGAATGTTGACGCTATGTTGATTTTAGTTTTGCCTCAAAATCAACATTATTACTATAATAGACTACAATCTCATAGTTACAACAACGTTTATTTTAATTATAACATTGTCAATCTAATGTACATGTTAGCAGTGAATGGATTCGACTGTAGGGATGCTTACTTTTACAAAGAAGAAAATAATCCATGGCTGCATGCAGCAGTATACAAGTCAAATATAGCGCCAATGGATCCTACAACTACAAATTGGTATCATTTAGCAGAATTAGATCTTTTAAACGACAGTGTTGTAGCATGTTTAAACAAATATGGATGTGTTAAACAAGAAGAAATTGTTACGGCTTGGTTAGATAAAGATTTTCATTACTCAAAAGAGTAAATTATATTCCTGCTGTTAGACTTTGAAGATACTCATTCTGTCTTTGTTTACACTTTAATATTGACATAATTAAGTTACGCATAAGGATGCCTGTTTTGACTATAAGTGTATTGTTGTAACCAGTGCTCAACATCAGCAGCAGTTTTAGGATTTTTACTAACAATGTACTCTTCAAGATCGTTACTATAATGCGAAGAGAACATTTCTCGAAGTCTTTCTACTAGATTTTTCAAACTCATACCATCTCCATGTTATACACTCATATTTATTGCGTTGCAACATGAGAAAACAGAATATTTTTTAGCCATAAATATTGCATTATGCGTGATCTGATAAACTTACTAACTGAAGCCACAGGTTTAGCCGGGCGAATACCCGGTGATATCTTTATTGATTCTAACAACAACGAGGTAACATTTCGTGAGCTGAAATTTTATCCCACTGCGGGAAGATTTAATTCTAAAGAAGAAATGAGTGCTGCTGTAGCCGATATAGGTGAACAGTATCAACGTGCAGGAATTGATATTGTAGAAACCAATGCTGACCGTGGAATGTTAGCCTTTGGTGTAGCTACATTTACTGATGCTGATAACAATGTTCGAGCCTATATAAGATATTTTCAAAGAATAGCAGCAAATTTCAGATCCAACTTTTGGGATAACAATTCTATTCCTGACTTGCGTCTGGGGAAAAAGAGCAGCGAAAAGCTGCGTGTGGGCTATTCACCTAGTGAAGTGCTAACACAATTAGATAATTTAACACCCGACAGTATCATACAACAAATAGCGGCAAAGTTTGGCGACCAAAGCGTTCTAACTCAAATTGCTGTTAGAGTAAGTCAAGGCGGTAGTTCTAATATCGAAGTACCGGCAGAAGGTATACACTTTGAAGCATTCAGAGATTTGTTTTGTGAAATGCTACACCCTATAGCTTTAAAGTCAGGTTTCTTTACTGGACCTGTTAAAGAGTCGGCAACAGTGGCCGAGGAAAAGTTTTTAGGACCAGGTGGATTCCAAACAGCAGCAATTAATTTTAGTTCTAGCAAAACTGAAGGACTCAGCGATAGTATATTGGTTGGCGAAAACGGTGTAAGTTTAAAAGTCAGTAGTAAAAACAAAGTAGGTAGTGCCAAAGCCAGTGTTACTAACTTGGCTGTTGAAGCTAGGAAAATGCGTGAAGGTCCTAGTGCCACACTCATGAATAGATACAAAGACGCCGTAGAGATAATTGAGTTCATTGAACGAGCCGACGGAATAAATGGTCCGCTATTGTTAGCTAAAAAATTTAATATTATTAATGAAGATGAACTTGATACAGTAATGAGTTTGCGTAGTGTAGGTTCGTTTGAGTATGTTGCGGTCAATTTGGATCAGTATCCTGGAATGACCGACAACTTAAAAACAATATGGCAACGTCGCCGTGCAAAAAACATGCAGGATAGTGTGCCGTTTTTCCATATGGTCAGTGGTATAGCTCACACTGTGGCAGAATATATTAATAATAAAACTGAATTCAGTAAGGCTGCATCGGCAATCTTGAACAACGGTGCGTTGGTTCAAATATATACCAATGTAAAAAACATGGGCGGTAAGATTATTTTATTTCCATTCCAAACACAATACCCGTCGGAAACAATTACTGGTGTGGTCATGGATGCAGGTACTAGATACAAGAGTACAGCAATTAATGGAAAATTTGGATTTCAAATTCTTAAAAATGGTGCAAAGCCTGAAATTACTGATAACGAATTAGATGGCGAACCCGTATCTAAGAAAACTCAGGATTTTGATCCTGACAATATAAGAGTACAAATAACACCCAAAGGTCGAAAGGCCGAACCTCGCGATAAAGATTCAACTCCAAGACAACGCCGCGATAAGTAATCACATGCAAAGACCTACTTTAGAAATCACAACCATGATTGGTTGTCCATTGATGTGTAATTTTTGTCCGCAAGATAATCTGAGAGATGCTTATGGCACCGAAGATGTAAAATACATGTCGCTAGACACTTTCAAAACAGCATTAAGCAAGATTCCGTCAAATACTAGAATAGATTTTAGTGGTATGAGCGAAGCATGGGTTAATCCTGCCTGCACAGACATGCTAGAACATGCATTATCTATGCGACATAATGTAGCTGTTTACAGTACTCTTTATAATTGGACAGTAGATACCGCACGTCGAGTAGAAAAACTGTTTTATCAGTATCGTAATCAAGTTGAAGTGTTCAGTGTGCATTTTCCGGATGAATATGGAAATATGAAAGGTTGGAAGTACAGCGACGAATGGGTTGAAGTTTTCAAAATTATTACTACCGCAGTTCAAAATGCAGGAATAAAATTGGAAGCTATGACCATGAGTGACCATGGAAAGATACACAAAGATTTACAACATTTGGGTATTCAATTGTATAATTGGTTTGGGCATGATAGAGCAGGTAGTTTGAATCGAGACCAAGTAAAAGAACAGCCAGTAAACTTTATTGAAAAACATGATAAACCAGTTCGTTGTAGTAAAACAATTAATTACGATCAACATGTTTTATTACCAAACGGTGATGTAGTTTTATGTTGTATGGATTATAATACAAAACACATACTAGGTAACTTAACAACGGATTCATATCAAGATTTGTTTACTGGTCCGGGAATGATATCGTTATTGAGAGAAAATACCCGAACTTGTTACAGCTCGGCAAGTCTATGTAAGAGTTGCACTGATGCTGAATATTATGTATAATACTACTTTAGTTTAATTAAAATGAAAATATATCTTGCAATGGCCGAATTAGAAGACGGCAATAGAATGTTTGAACGTGCATACCGAACTTACGAAGCGGCCAAACGTGCTGCTGAAGAAATGGTTCTAGATGTTAACAAAAACACAAATTGGCAAGTCACTCCAATTATTGAAGATGTGGAACTGGTAGATGATGAATGATAAACAACGAGAAATTCTTGTTATAACACAAGAAGAATGCGCCGAAGTAATTCAATCAATATCTAAAATTTTTAGATTTGGTATAGACAACGATCATAAATCAGGGTCAACTCAAAGAGAAGCTCTAGAAAAAGAAATTGGAGATCTAGTTACCATGATAGAACTATTACAGGAGCATGCCATAGTTGACAAAGATAAAGTGACACAAGCAATTCAAGAAAAAAAAGACAAACTTAAAATATGGAGTAACATTTATAAATGACCTATGTTGTAACTGAATCATGTATTAAATGCAAATACACAGACTGTGTAAGTGTGTGTCCTGTAGATTGTTTTTACGAAGGGCCTAATTTTTTAGTGATTAATCCAGATGAATGTATTGATTGTGCAGTATGTGTTCCTGAATGTCCGGTAAATGCTATCGTACCAGACACGGACTCAACTACGCAAGATTTAGATTACTGGATGCAACTAAACGCTACACTTAGCAAATCTTATATTAGCATCACAAGGAAAAAAGATCCGTTACCCGAAGCGGATCAATTCAAAGACGTTAAAGACAAAAAACATTTACTGGAACAAAAATGACTGCACTATATCGAGGAATACTGTTTGTTTTGACAAGCAAATTTTATGAACTTATTCTATCATTGAGATCTCATATCCAATCTTTCAAAGTTGAAACAAGTGATCATAACAACTATTTTGATGTTGGCGTATTAGGTTTTTGGAATCTTATGCTAGAGATCACAATGACTATTTTTGCAATGCTTTGTTTAATAATTGGAGTTTTACTAATTGCTTTATTGGCCATCTGGTTTTATCCTTTGCATGCTGTAATTCAATATTGTGCTCTTTTGCTTAAAAATACTAGGAATCCTCCTGTAGAAGCAGTTCCAGTATTAGTTGAAAAAATTGATCACAACAATGAATCACCAGTTATTATTAAAAAGGAAAAATAATGGATTACAAAATAGCAGATATTTCCCTAGCTGAATGGGGTAGAAAAGAAATAGCGATTGCAGAACACGAAATGCCTGGATTAATGGCAATTCGTGAAAAATACAAGGCCGCACAACCACTACAAGGTGCTAGAATTGCCGGTAGTTTACATATGACTATACAAACGGCTGTGCTTATTGAAACACTAATTGATTTAGGTGCACAAGTGCGTTGGTCTAGTTGCAATATTTTCTCAACGCAAGATCATGCCGCAGCAGCTCTGGCAGCTCGCGGTATTCCTGTGTTTGCCTGGAAGGGCGAAACTGAGGAAGAGTATTGGTGGTGCATTGAACAAACATTATCTGGTCCTGATAATTGGACGCCTAATTTACTTTTGGATGACGGACACGATCTAACTGGTTTTGTGCATGACCGCAGACCAGAATTAATTTATGGAATTATTGGCGTTAGTGAAGAAACAACTACTGGCATTCATAAACTAATTGAACGTATTCAAAATAAAACTTTGTATATGCCTGCAATCAACGTAAACGATAGTGTCACTAAAAGCAAGTTTGATAACCTTTATGGATGCAGAGAAAGCTTAGTTGATGCAATAAAACGAGCTACAGATGTAATGATCGCTGGTAAGATAGCAGTGGTTGCCGGGTACGGTGATGTTGGTAAAGGATCAGCACAAGCTCTAAGAGCCTTATCTGCACAAGTATGGATTACTGAAATTGATCCTATCTGTGCATTACAGGCTGCTATGGAAGGCTATCGAGTAGTTACAATGGATTATGCGGCAGACAAAGCCGATATCTTTGTAACCGCTACAGGTAATATAAATGTGGTTACACGAGATCATATGAGCCGTATGAAGACCAATTCTATTGTGTGTAATATTGGTCATTTTGATTCAGAGATTGACATTGCTGGTATT